GACGGCATCGTGCACGGTGACGATCTGGCACCAGCTGCCGTCGGGCATCATAGCCCCGTTGCGCAGGTGCTTGTGGGAAATGTCGAACAGCTGCTGCTTGGTCTTCGCGCGGCCTCGATTCCATTCCTCACCCGACCAAAAGGCATAGGCTTGGTGCGTCTTCGTCGACGGGGTCGAAAAATAGGTGCGCTTGTAGATCTTGTGCGTGGCCATCGCCTCGGCGACGGTCTTCAGCGTCTCGAAGCCGACGGTCCAGAAGAACTCATCGAAGTAGAAGTCGCCGCTCTCCCCCTGTGCTGTGTTCTGGTTGGTCGATAGCGGGTAAAGGCCCACTTGATCGATCTTGAGCGGCTCGCCTTCGCCGTCTGTCAGGCCCGAAAAATCCAGCATGATCGGATCGCCGCGCAGGTCGACGCCGGTCACCTTCTGCACCCAGTTGGTGATCTCGCGCCGGAACTTCATGGCTTGCCGCTTCGAAGCGGAGACGAAAATCTGGTTGCGGGGTTGATTCCCGGCGATCACGGCCTCGGCGATCTTGGCGAAGGCCTCGCGCGCAAAATAGGCCGTGAAGCCGATCTGCCGGCCCTTGAGGTACTTCCGCGTGCGCTGGTTGCGCTGATCCCAGCATTCGAGCTGGTGGCCGAAACACCAGTCGTGAAAATCATCGAGCAGCGCCTGGTACTGCTCCCGGGTCAGGCAGTTCTTGCGCTTTTCGGCCCGCTTGGCCTTGGCCGCGTCGTCATTCCGGCGCTCGATGTTGGGGTTGAGGTCGCCTTCCTTGCCGGTCTCGGTGTACTTCCGCACCCGGGCCATGCGCTCCATCTGGCGGGTGAGAAAATCCACCCGCTTCATGTCGCCTTCGGTGAAGGGTTCCTTGTCGAGCAGGGTGGCGATCTTGGCTTCGAGCCGGTCTTCGACCACGTCGACCGGGGCGGCATTCGCCCACTTGTCCCGGCGCTTCCAGCTGGCGACGGTCTGGTACGGGATCTCGAGCTCGTCGCCGATCTGCCGCACCGTCCAACCGCGCCAGTAGAGCGAGCGCGCCATGCGCCGCAGGGCCATGCCCGCGTCACGGACGTCGCCTTGATCCTCGGACAGGTCGGTTCTGGGCAGGTGCATGGCCTTGCCATGCACCCCTCGCCCGCCATTCGCGCCAGAAGCTTGCGCGGTTGATGGCGCTTCCACCCGCCCGCGCCGTTGCGCGAATGGCCCGGGGCGGGGCCTTAGTGCGCTCAACGTCACGAGCCACCAGCTGGAGCCCCAGACCCATGAAGACCAAGCGTTTCCTGCTCGCCACCTCCCGCGCAACCGTCGACGGCCGCACGATCGAGGCCGAGCACCTGCGCCAGATGGCCAAGAGCTATGACCCCAAGGTCTACAGCGCGCGGCTCAATATCGAGCACATCCGCGGCATCAGCGGCGAAGGTCCGTTCCGCGCCTATGGCGACGTGCTCAGCCTGGAAGTCGAAGACATCACCGTCGACTTCAACGGCAAGCCCGAAACGCGCACCGCACTCTACGGCGTGTTCGATGTGACCGAGGACGCCAAGGCCCTCAACGAAGCCGGCCAGAAGCTTTACCCCTCGATCGAAATTCACCCGAACTTCGCGGACAAGGGCTACGCCTATCTCATGGGCTGCGCGCTGACCGACAGCCCGGCCTCGATCGCGACCGAGCGCCTGCAGTTCACCAGCCAGCTTTCCGCCGCGGTGCCGGGCATCCAGCGTTACTCGCGCGAGGACAAGGCCGACGCCGCTCTGCTCGAATTCGACGTCGCGGCCACGCCTGAATCGACCGGGCTGCTCTCGGGCCTCAAGGGCATTCTCGACGGCTTCGCCGATCGCTTCGCCCCGAAGACCGAAACGCCCCCCGCCCCGAAGACCGATCCGGCCGCGCCCGCCGCTCCCCAGGCCTTCACGGCCGATGACCTGCGCACCGTCTTCACCGAGCTGGCGACCTCGATCGACAAGTCGATCACGGCTCTGCGCACCGAAACCCGCGAGACCACCGATGCGATCGAGGTCAAGCTCGCCAAGCTGCAGCAGCACGAGGAAACGACCCCGCCCAGCGGGTACCGGGCACGCCCGGAAAGCGCCGGGCAGAATGGAAACTACGCCCGAACCGACTGCTGATCTCGCCGCCCTGCGGGGCATCTCTGCCACGCCCACCCATTGCCCCGCCTCAGTAACCAAGGATCACGCCCATGCGCAAAGACACCCGCGCTCGCTTCAAGTCTTACGTTTCGCAGATTGCCCTTCTGAACAATGTGGCGATCGAGGACGTGGCAACGCAGTTCAGCGTGGAGCCCGTCGTCGAGCAGCGCCTCGAAGACCGCATCCGCGATTCCAGCGAGTTCTTGATGGCCATCAACATGATGCCCGTCACACAGCAGACCGGGCAGAAGCTCGGCGTCGGGTGCGGCCGCCGCCTTGCGGGGCGGGTCAACACCGCAGGCGGTCAGCGCCGCAACCCTGCCAACATCGGAAACAACAACCTCAAGAGCACCTATTTCTGTGCTCAGACCAATTTCGATTGGAGCCGTCAGTATTCGCAGCTCGATGCCTGGCGCCATCGCCCCGAGTTCGAGACGCTGATCCGCGATGATATCGTGCACCAGCAGGCGCTGGATCGCATCTGCATCGGTTGGCACGGCGTCGAAGTCGCCGAAGACACGGACATCGTCGCTAACCCGAACCTCGAAGACGTCAATGAGGGCTGGCTGCACCACATCCGCACCGATGCGCCGGCTCAAGTCATGGACGACGGCGCGCTGACCGTTAAGAGCGATGGAAGCAACAACCCCGCGCTCAAGGCGATCTACGTCGATGCCGGCGCGGTGCTGTACGATCCCAGCCTCGACAACGCCGTCGACGCGGAGGCGGATTACTCTTCGCTCGATGCGCTGGTGCTCGATGCCAAGCGGCTGATCCACGAAACCCACCGCGGCGATACCGATCTGGTGGTGATCGTCGGCCACGATCTGGTCGACGACAAGTACTTCAACATCGCCCAGAAGACCGGTGCGACCGCGACCGAAGTCGAAGCCACCGACCGGATCATCCGTTCGGAGAAGATGCTCGGCGGCCTGCCGGCGATGCGGGTCAGCAGCTTCCCGGCCAACGCCCTGCTGATCACCAAGCTCAGCAATCTGTCGATCTACTGGCAGGAGGAAACCCGCCGCCGCCAGCTGCGCGACGAACCCGACTACAATCGCGTCGCCAACTATGAATCGGTCAATGAAGCCTACGTGGTCGAGGAATACGAGATCGCTTCGCTGGTCGAGAACATCGTCATCGGCAAGGCACCCGACCGCCCGGCACCGTAATACCCGAGGGGCTTTGAGGGCGGCGTCTGACATCCGGGTCGGTGCCGCAAGAGCCCAGACACGAAGGCGGTGAACGGTGCGGGATTGGAAGCCCGCACCCCATTAGCCGCCAGCCCCGCCGCCGGATCGCGCGGGGACCTTATTGAGGCCTACCGCTTCGCTACATGAGGCCGGATTTCAGGAGGCACCGCATGTCCTACAGCCCCGCCCTTCGCAACCGCCAGCGCAAGCTCGCCGCGCTCGCCGGCGGTGCCAGCGCGCTCGCCGCCGCCACGCTGGCCGAACCCGATCCCGCCAGCGCTGCAGGGCAGCAATACGCGGTCCTGCGCGCTGTGCTCCACGACAACCTGCGCAAGCTGCAGGACGTGGAGAGCCACGAAGCGCGGATCCCGATGAAGCTCGACTTCATGAACGAATTCGGGCCCTGGGTGGCTGGCGTGATCGAGGCTGACAGGCCGGTGCAGGATGAGGTGCTGCTCACCTGCATGGTCTGGGCAGTCGACTGCGAGCAATACGACATCGCGATGATCGCCGGCAGCTTCGCGCTGAAGCACGGCCTCGCCATGCCCGAACGCTACAACCGCTCGGTTGCCTGCTTCCTGCGCGAGGACATCGCCGAAGCCGCGCTCAAGGATCCCGCCGCTGTCCCGCACGAGATCATGGTGCAGCTCGACGTGCTCACCGCCTCGGCCGACATGCCCGATCAGGCCAAGGCCAAACTCGACAAGGCGCTGGGGCGCAGCTGGCTGGCCAAGGCGGAAGGCTTCGACCCGAGCGACGAAACCGGCCCCGCCGGCGGCGCGGCGGCCTTTGCCACCCAGGCGCTCGAGCACTTCAACCGGGCGAAGAAGCTCAACCCCAAATGCGGGGTGGTGAAGGACATCCAGCGCACCGAAAAGCTGCTGCGCGATCTGGCCCCGAAGGCGGAAGATTAAGGATCGTGCCCGTCCGCCCTCAAGTAGCGGAGCGGTAGGGCACAACGACGCGCCCCACGGCGTCGGGGAGGGCGGACAGGACGGCGACGGGTTTCCTTTCCCCGATCGCCGATCCCGTCCCCACCCTCCCCACATTTTGATCGCGCTACCGCTTCGCTGATTGAGCGCGGCGTTGCGCCAGCAACGGGAAGGGAGGTGATCATGTTCGCCGGGGGTGAGACAGCATGACGGGATTGACCGCACCGCCCGACAACTTCGACCCGGCCGGAACCGATGTCGCGGCCGACGCATGGTTTCCGTCGATCTCGACCGCGCAGGTTCGCGCCGGCATCCGCCTGGGCGAAGGCGCGGTTACCGAAGGCCGGCTTGTCCAGGCGATCGAGGGTGGCATTCTCTCGGGCCTGCGCGCGCTTTCCGACTGGCGCACCGCCCGGGTGCTCGAAGGCGCGGCCCAGCTGACCGACGTCACCGAAGAAGAGATCAACGGCAAGAACCTCGCCGAGCTGATCTGGCACCGCGTCGTTACCTTCTTCGCCGCCGCGGAGCTGGCCGACATGCACGTCGACGTCAGCGCGACCGATGAATCGATCGACCGCAATGCCGAAAAGCGCGAGGTCGCCGGGGCCTATCGCACCAAGGCCCACGACGCGGTCGCCGATTTGCGCGCGATCGGCGCGGCGGACGACGCGGCGCGCACCGCCGCCCAGCGGCAGCGGGTGGAGCTGATCTGACATGATCGCCGTCGCGCAGCAGGGCGAGACGCTCGATGCGGTGTGCTGGCGCGTCCTTGGCCAGACCGCCGGGGTTGCCGAGCAGGCCTACGAACTCAACCCGGGCCTCGCCGATCTCGGCCCGCTGTTGCCAGGCGGCACGCGCATCACGCTGCCCGATCCGCCCGCCCCCACCGCCGCCGCGCCCGTGCGCCGCGAGACCGTGAAGCTGTGGGATTAGTCATGTCCTCAAGTAGCAAAGCGGTAGGACACGAAGACCGATGAGCAAGCTCAAGTCCCTCCGCGCCGCGCTGACCGCCGCCCTGCCGGAGGTGCGGCACGAGCCCGATCGCCTCAAGCTGTGGATCGAAAACGGGGCTGTGCGCGCACGCGGTACGGCCACCCATGGATTCGCGCTGCAGTACCCGCTCTCGGTCCTGATCGAGGAAGCGAAGACCGACATCGCCATCATCGCGCTTGCCATCACGCGCTGGCTGCGGGTCAACCAGCCCGATCTGCTCGCCCCCAACGTCGACAGCTTTCAGTTCGAGAGCGACATCCTCGACAACGAAACCGCCGATATCGTCTTCATGATCACCCTTACCGAGAACATTTCCGTCGCCCCCAACCCGGACGGCAGCTGGGCGGTGACCTATCTCGCCGAACCCGATCCCCTGTTCGAGGATGGCGAAGGCTTCGAGGGTGTCAATCCGATCCCGCCGCTCGCCGAAGTGAGGCTCATCGATGTCTGACGGGGATCCGCTGGCCGGTCTGGAAGATTGGCTCGGTCAGGTTCTCGAAGGCATGTCCCCGGCGAAGCGCCGGCGCGCGGCGCTGAAGCTGGGCAAGGCGCTGCGGCGCTCCAACCTCGCACGCATCGCCCGCAATGTGGAGCCATCAGGCGCGCCCATGGAAAAGCGCAAGGCGCGCATCGATCGCAGCGGGCAGGTCAGGCGCAAGGCCGGCGGCAAGATGTTCCGCAAGCTGCGCCTGGCACGAAACTTTCGGATCATCGCCCGCGGGGACGGCGTAGAGATCGCGCCGCAGGGCGGGGCGGCCAAGGTGGCCGCCGAACACCACTTCGGCGGGCGTGGCTATGTGGGGCGCTCCCCGTCAGGGCAGAAGATCTTCACGCGCTATCCCACCCGCGAGCTGCTGGGCTTCGACAATGCCGATCGCGGGATCGTGCTCGACGTGCTCGCCGAACTGATCGACCCCTGATCAAGGCCGCGCCGCCGCGGTGAGTGCCTCTTCCACCCGCCCGCACTCTTCCATTCGCGCGCGCGTGACAGGCAGGTGGCGGCATGGCCAGCACCCCGCTCAACTTCACCAGCGCCAGCTCGACCGCGATCGACCTCTCGCGGTTGCCTGCGCCCGACGTGATCGAAGTGCTCGACTTCGAAGCCATCTATGCCCGCCGCCGCGCCGATTTCCTTGCCCGCTACCCCGAATTCAGCGCCTTCGTGGAGAGCGACCCGGCGATCAAGCTGCTCGAAACCGGGGCCTATGCCGAGCTGGTGCTGCGCCAGCGGATCAACGACGCGGCGCGAGGCCTGCTGGTCGCCTATGCGCTGGGAGGCAACCTCGATCACCTGGCCGCTTTGTTCGGGGTCACTCGGCAGGAGATCACCCCTGTCGACCCGATCACTGGCGCACCGGCCGTAATGGAAAGCGATGACGATCTGCGCCGCAGGGTGCTGCTCGTGCCGGATTCCTATTCGGTCGCCGGGCCTGCCAGCGCCTATGTCTACCACGCGCTGTCCGCTGACGGCGACGTGCTCGACGCATCGGCCGTCAGTCCGCGCCCGGGAGAGGTCACCGTTTCGGTACTCTCGCGCTCGGGCGACGGCACGGCTCCGCTCGAACTGCTCGCAACCGTGCGCAGCCTGCTGGCCGGGGACGAAGTCCGCCCGCTGACCGATCGGGTCACGGTGCAATCGGCCGAGCTGGTGGCCTTCGATGTGATGGCGCAGCTCACGCTTTACCCGGGGCCCGACGCCCAGCTGATCCTTGAGACCGCCAACGCAGCGCTGACTGCGCTGCTCGCAAGCAACCGCCGGCTCGGCCGCAATATCTCGCGATCGGCGATCATTGCCGCGCTGCATGTCGGCGGGGTCCAGAACGTCAATCTGGTCGAACCCGTCGCCGATGTCTTCATCGAGCAGACCGAGGTCGCCAGCGTGGGCGCGGTCGAAGTCACCATCGCGGGCTTCGACGAATGAACCTTCTGCCCCCCAACGCCACGCCGTTCGAGCGCGCCTTCGATGGCATCGAGGCCGAAACGCTGGCCGCGCTGCCGGTGCCGGTGGGCGATATCTGGTCGCCGGTTCGCTGCCCCGCGCCGCTGCTGCCATGGCTGGGCTGGGGCCTGTCGATCGACATCTGGGACAGCGACTGGTCGGAAGAGCAGAAGCGTACCGCGATCGCCAGCGCCATCGATGATCAGCGCCGCAAGGGAACCCGTGCGGCGCTGCGCCGTGCGCTCGACCGGATCGACCCGCTGATCGACGTGACCGAATGGTTCGAGGATCCCGCCAACCTCGAACCCTACACGTTCCGGCTCGACCTGCCGGACCGCAACACCAGCACGATCGATTACAACGAAGTCACGATCAGCACGCTGCTGCGCGACATCGCGGCCGTGAAGCCGCTGCGCGCTCACGTCATCGCGTCCTACCGGATCTACGCATCGGCCCAGATCGGGCTGGTGAGCGCGGTGATCTGGGGCGGCTTCGGCCGGATCGATTGCGTGGCAGACACCGAGGCCGCGACCGATCCGGTCTGGTCGACCTACCTCCAGACCGAAGATGGCGAGCCGCTGCTTGATGGCGACGGCTCCTTCCTGATCGCAGCATGAAGGGCCGCGCATGAGCTTCACCCTTACCCTGACCACTGCCGGGCTTGATGCGCTGGTCGATGCGCAAAGCGGCGCGACCGATGCGATCACCATCGCCGAGGTCGGCTTTTCGGAGGATGCGGTGGTCGTGGCGCCAACGCTGATCGCGCTCCCCGGCGAGTTCAAGCGGATCGGCGCGATCTCGGGCACGGCGATCAGCGAAACCGTGATCCACATGACCGCGCAGGACGCGTCGCCAGACATCTACAATCTGCGCAGTTTCGCGCTGTACCTGTCGGACGGCACGCTGTTTGCCGCTTACAGCCAGGCCGATCCGATCATCAGCAAGGCTTCGGTGCTCAACCTGCAGCTCGCCTTCGATGTCGCGTTTCAGGATGGCATCGCCGGCGATATCGAGTTCGGCGACGCGACCTTCCTTTTCCCGCCGGCCACCGAGACGGTGAAGGGGGTGGCCGAGATCGCCACGCAGGATGAAGTCGACGAAGGCGTGGATGACGAACGCTTCGTCACCCCGCTCAAGCTTGCCACCGTTCTCGCCGAACTGCTGGGCGGGTTCGGATCGGCCACCGAAACGGTCGAAGGCGTGATCGAGCTGGCCACCCAGGCCGAAGTCGATGCCGGCGCGGATGATGAGCGCGCTGTCACATCGCTCAAACTGGCGACGCGCCTTGCGCCGGTGATAGCCGCCATCGCGGCGGAAGTCGCCAACCGGATTGCGGACGTCGATGCCGAGGCGCTCGATCGTCAGGCGGGTGACACCGCGCTCACCAACCGTACGATCACGGGATCCGGATTGGTCACAGGCGGCGGCTCGCTTGCGGCCAACCGGGTGCTGAGCGTGGCCGTTGCCAGCTTCACGCAGATCATTGCCGGCACGGCGAACAATGCCGCCATCACGCCCGGCGGCTTCGGTCCGATCGTCCGCAGCTTCGGGGCAAACGGCTACATTGCGCTCG